TCTTTTTGTTCTTTATGAAAACTTTTCTCTTTATTTTCTAAAATTTTATTAAATATATTCATTAATTATCCTCCCATATAAAATCTTGTTTAACTGTTATTTGCATTGAGTCCTTCGTTTGATCCTTGTTATCATTCGCCTTATCCACTTCGTCTTGTCCATAAGTTGTCGTAACACTCGTCTTATGGGGTTTCATTGACATACCGTCATATATAGTACACCCCATTATATTCATAGCAGAAATTATTGCCATACTAAACATTATTATTTTCATTTTTTACTTCCGTCATCCATTCTTCTTTAGGTCCATAATAAATAAGCCAACCTCCAAATTTATCGCTATATTTCTGGTGTATAAATGTTTTAGCATACTCATCCCATGCTTTTGACATATTTTTTCTATCATAAACTTTTTTACTTTTAATGGATCGTTGCTTATATTTAGGTGTTCTTAACTCTTTCGCTACGGGATTAGATTTTCTCGCCATTATCTACTCTTTTTCTTTTTAATTCGTTTACCTGCAGGACCCTTACTTTGTCCTATCGTAAGTTTTTTAATACTTGTTTTAAACATATTTAATTTAAGATTTTCTTTTTTTAATTCAGGAATAGACATGCCTTGTAATTCCTTTAGATAATCTGATAATGCTTTAATATCTTTTTTATTCATTTTTACGCCTTACAGTTTCACTTAATTCTTTAGCCCGTTCAGGAGTTTGTTTCGCCCATCGGGAGTCCAACATCTCAATCGAAGCCACTCGATAATTCTTAACTTGCAGAGCTTTCAACATTTTTTTAAATTTTGAAACCCCGTTTACCCCCAACTGGAAACACATCTCAATAACCACCTCTTCAATTCTCTCAGGCAAACCCATATTACCACACAACTTATCACCACCAGCGATAGCAATATCAAAGTCAATGTCAAAATAATGCTGAAGAACATCCTTAGGATATTCCATACCATCTTCCCAAGTTTCATCAGCACGACATAAGTGGCCCCAACCTACTGTTCGTTTTCCAAGAGTGTCTTTATATACTGCACTTCTAAAGCCCTCATGTTGCTTGATCCGTTGTTCTAGATTCATTCCTTATTCACCACTTTTACTGAAGCTTGTTTGCTTCCTCCAACATATAAGCCAAACCACGCCGCTCCCGCACCAACAACTACTGACACAAAAGCTGACTGGGCGTTAGTAGGATCAGGGAGTTGCATAAACCACTCTGTTGTTCTCCAAAAAGCCACGCCATATAACGTAATTAATAGGCGAGGGAATATTCTCCACTTATCCAGATTTTCGGGTGTAATCATTTTTTCTGAAAGAACTTAACCGCTGATCCAACTCCTTTTATGCCAAAACTCGCTGAGCAGGCAATATAAAGTAAATGCTTATAATAGTCAGGAAGCTTCTGTAACGCAATAAAGCCCCTTTCCACATGCTCCGTCATTCCAGGCACGAACACCAAAACTGCAGGAGCCAATAGGACGATTAAAATAAGTTCATCCTTCCATGACCCTTTCATTTGGTCAACAGCGGACGCCTCCCACGATACTTCACCAGCAATTTGCTTTTCACGCAAAGTTGTAATGGCATTAATCTCTGTTATTTTCTGTTTCGCTTTCGCCTTTTTCGTTTGAATAAAGCCCTTAACGGCGTCGCCGGCGACGCCGAGTAAAGGTCTTAATAAGAATTGAAGCATGTAACTATGCTCCTCCGCCTGTCATTTTCCATAAGATAAACAGAACAACTATCGTTACGATACCAGCTTTAATCCAGTCTTTCATTCCCCAGTCACTCCATTCCTTTAGATGTGCCCAAAGGTCTTTTAAAAGCTTCATATGAAACCTCCTTTGTTTAGAAGTTTATACCATACTTCAGTCATCTTTAACAGATTTACCCCAGTAACATTTATTATTTATATCCACATATAGTATACGAACTCCAAGCTTTTTCTGCCTTTTCGTAGGGCTTCTAAAAATTTTTGTTTGGCATTCTTTAAGATTTTTATTCTTTCTATGGCTTTCTGTCTTGACATCGACGGGAATGAGCTTCTCATCCTCCAATATAACTAAATCAATGGGTCCCGTATGATGAACGTTATGAAAGACTTGATGGCCTTGATTCAACAGCCATTGGATTGCGTAATGTTCAGCTACTCGTCCTAGTCTACTCTTGCTTATTTCGGCCATGATAGGTTTGATACAGCTATTATTATACCTACTATCAAACTGATGATACCTAAAGCTTTCAACGTTCCCTTGCTGTTCGCTATCGTTACATTTAAATTATTTATCGCTGTGGTATTCTTTTCGACCAATTCTTTTAAACTCTCATTAATTTCGTTCTGGCGTTTCCACTTCTCCGTTTCCTGCGCCTCATGCACCGCCAGTTGTGTATTTAATTCGTTCACGGAGCTGGCCCTCCTACTCCTATTACATCTTTTGCGACATTAAATAAACTCTGTGCACCCAGTGCAGCTGTTCCTGCTACTGAAGCACTAGCATTAGCTACTGAAGATGTCATTTGGGCACGATCCTCATCATGGCCCCTGAAATAACCAGAAGAAGAGGACTCTAAAACTTGGGATAAGTTCATTGAAGTTGGACTTAAATGCGCCCATTTATACCCCTCTTTAAATGTTTTATAATCAAGAAATCTTGCGAAATCCCTAGCATCAAGAATCCCTAATAAATTTATAAAGCCACGAATAAAAGTTCTTTTTCTATCAAGCTGTCCTAAGAATATATTTTGAACTGCCCGTCTAATAGGCTCATTTTGTGTCATACTTTCCATAATGGCAGGGCTATAATATTTATCCATAAAAGATGTAACTTCCTCTGCGTTTTTTAACCAAGATTCCCCAAAAACAGTTCTATAAAATTCGTTATTTTCTATTACTTCTTTTCGTAAAGATTTAGGATCATAAAGATATATCCCTTCCCCTGCGTTCTTTAACGTTAAATCGTTAAATCGCATTGCGGAATATTTTTTAAAATTCTTAATGGTATTTTTATCGAAGTAGTTACCATCAACTCCGTCTTTAAGAAATTTAGATAATAAGTCAGGTTCTTTTTTAAAGTTATTGTAAATTGCTTGATTATCCCACGCACTAATTTTGATGGAATATCCCTTTAAATAATCTACTAATTTTGCTCTTGATTCAGTAAATTTCTTTAATTGATCAACTGCCTTTATGCCGCCCTTCTTAATATTTGCCCATTCCTTAGGCTCGAAAAATCTTTGGGCGACATCTCCATTTTTTTCAATCCATGTTCTAAATAGCTGATTAACTTTTTTAAAATCTTTATTTTTAATTGATTGCTCTAGTAAGTCCCCTGTCTCCCCCCTTAATATTCGATGTAAGTCCCCTAATACAGCTTCTTTAAAAATTGATTTTTGAGCACTTAATTGGGGAAGTGTATCGAATAAATGAGCGATTTGCATGAGTTGTTTTTTTCCAGATGGTGATTCTATTAGTCCACGCCATAAATTTTCACTCGTTGTAGTAACGCCTACTTCATTAACGTTTAATACTTTTTGTAATAATTTACCATTTCTAAACTCATTCATTGTTTTTAATTGAGAACGAATATTCATCCATTTTGTAAAAGCTTCAAGTCCTTTTTCTTTCGATCCTAGTTTTTTAGCAAATTCTCTTTCAATGCCTTTATACATATCCTTACGCAATTTTCCTGCCAAAACTCCAGCTTTATTCTTTTTAGCGAGTGCGCCATACATAGTTGGATTATCAATAATATCATTTAATTGATTTAATAAACTATCAAGTTCATTATAAGAAAATGTTTTAACTTTTCCCTTACCAGGTGTTCCTTTCGTAAAGACGGATACGTCCTTAATGATTTGTTCAAGAGCTTCCCTTTGCGGTTTATCCATATTTTTGAAAAACCCTTTTCTTAATGCCCCTAAAAATGCATAAGCTTGAGACCTAAATTGATAAGGTTTAATTAATGGATCATCTAATTTTGTTCCCGCACTCGTAAAGAGATCCAGGATTTCTTTATTTCCCTTTTCAATGGCTTC